TGGTAAAAAATTATTCCAGAAAGGTAAAGAAAAAATTACGTCATTATGGAACAATTACAATAATGTACAGATATTAGATACAACAGGAAAAGTTATAGCTAAATACCATGAGAAAATAAAATATGGAGAAGCTATTGTGTCTGGTTTATTAGGGGCTTAAAGAGGAGGAATGCACATGAGTGATATTGTAGAAAACACCCTCAAACATTATGGCATTCTCGGAATGAAATGGGGTATAAGACGTTTTCAAAATCCTGACGGTTCTCTAACTCCAGAAGGAAAAAGAAGATATTATGGTGAAAAGAAATATTCACGTGATTATGTATATTCAAGGCTGTTAAAAACTAAAAATTATAAAAACATGACCGATAAAGAGCTTAAACGATTAACCGATCGTTTGCAAATGGAAAAGAAATTACGTGAATTAAAAGCTTCTGAAATTCTAAAAGGTGCTGAATATTTGAAAGCAATAGCAGGTTTGGGTACTACAGCAGCAACAATTTATGGAATAACTCAAAAATTTAAAAAGAAAGGTTAATATAGCATAATAGAAAGGGGCTCATAATATGGGCGCATTGTCTAATACCGCAGTCCCAAGATATTATGGGCGATTTAGAGAAGATGTACTTCGGGGGAAGATTCCAATCTGCAAAGAAATTTCTATGGAAATGAATCGTATCGATGACCTAATCGCTAATCCAGGGGTTTATTACGATGAGGAAGCTGTAGAAGGGTTTATAGCTTTTTGCGAAAATGAGCTTACCTTAACCGATGGTGGCGATTTAGTATTATTAGATAGTTTTAAGCTTTGGGCCGAACAGATATTTGGTTGGTATTATTTTGTTGAACGAAGCGTTTATAAACCGAACCCAAATGGCCGAGGTGGGCGTTTTGTTCGTAAAATGATTAAAAAGCGTTTAATTAATAAACAATTTTTGATAGTTGCCCGTGGAGCCGCTAAGTCGATGTATGGTGCCTGTATACAAAGTTATTATTTGAATGTCGACACATCTACGACACACCAAATAACAACCGCCCCAACAATGAAACAAGCGGATGAAATTTTATCGCCGATTCGAACTGCTATTATCAGAGCTAGAGGTCCATTGTTCAAGTTTTTGACAGACGGGTCTCTTCAGAATACTACAGGTTCTAAAGCAAATCGGGTCAAGCTAGCCTCAACTAAAAGAGGTATTGAAAACTTTTTAACAGGGTCACTGCTGGAAATTCGCCCGATGTCCATTGATAAGTTACAAGGTCTTAGACCTAAAGTAGCTACAATTGACGAATGGCTGTCGAGTGATATACGTGAGGATGTTATAGGGGCAATTGAGCAAGGCGCTTCAAAACTTGATGATTATTTAATTGTAGCAATGAGTTCAGAGGGCACAATTCGTAACAGTGCCGGCGATAACATCAAAATGGAATTAATGAAGATTCTACGTGGTGAATACATAAACCCTCACGTATCTATTTGGTATTATCGTTTAGATGATATAACAGAAGTAAATAACCCTGAAATGTGGGTCAAAGCTAATCCGAATATTGGTAAAACCGTAAGTTATGAAGCGTATCATCTGGACGTTGAAAGAGCTGAACAAGCTCCAGCAGCACGTAATGATATTTTAGCCAAAAGATTTGGAATCCCTATGGAAGGTTACACATACTTCTTTACATACGAGGAAACCGAACCACATCCTAGAAGAGATTATTGGTCAATGCCCTGTGCTCTGGGCGCTGATCTTTCACAAGGTGACGACTTCTGTGCATTTACTTTTCTATTCCCCTTACCTAATGAGAAGTATGGGATTAAAACGCGCTGTTATATTTCTTCCTTAACTCACATGAAGCTTCCTGCTGCTATGAGGATGAAATATGACGAATTTATAAACGAGGGATCCTTGATTGTACTTGATTGTAACGTTTTAGACATGATGGATGTTTATGATGATCTAGACCGTTTCATTCAAGATAATCAGTATGATGTTCGTTGTTTTGGTTTTGACCCTTATAATGCTAAGGAATTTGTAGATCGTTGGACAAAAGAATATGGGCCTTACGGAGTTGAAAAAGTTATACAGGGTATAAAAACCGAGTCTGTTCCGCTTGGCGAATTAAAGACTCTTTCAGAGGAAAGACTCCTTCTCTTTGACCAGAAGCTCATGTCATTTGCGATGGGTAACGCTATCGTTTTAGAGGATACGAATGGCAATCGTAAGCTTTTTAAGAAACGGCATGAGTGTAAGATTGACGCAGTAGCAGCCTTGATGGATGCGTGGATAGCATACAAAAGAAATAAAGACGCATTCGACTAAGCCTCTTTATTAAGGAGTGGTAAATATGGATGAGCTAAAACATTATGGCATCCTCGGAATGAAATGGGGCGTCAGACGTTTTCAGAATCCTGATGGTTCTTTAACTCTTTTGGGAAGACTACGTTATAAAAAAATGGAAAAGAAAGACGCTAAATGGGCTAAGACCAAGGGTGTCAAAATAAAAGAAAAATTGGAGAAAAAACTTTCTGGAGAAGCTTATGACTATGCTAGAAGAACTGCGGGCAATTTAAAAACTTCTTCGGGAAAAGTTAGCAAAACTTTCATCAATCAATATAATCAGAAATTAGCTCAATTAATGAACGAGCGAGTTGGCAATATTCCTTCACCATCAGGTAAGGTATTAAGATTTGTAGCCAAACGTGGCGACATTGGTGTCTTTACTGCTTTAGCTGATGTGGATGCGAATTTAGATCAATTCGCTCGAGGAATTCATGCAACCGGAAGAGTTGCTTATAAGAAGGAAACCGTACGAAAAATATAGAAAAGGGGGGCGGATGTTTTGCCAAAATTTTCATTTGCTGATCGATTAATGCATGCCTGGAATGCTTTTCAAAATCCCAGCCCCGGTTACATAACTCTTCGAGAAAATCCGTATGGTTCCGGATCATACACCAGACCCGACCGTACGAGATTCCGCTATGTGCATGAACGTTCGATGATTCTTCCAATATTTAATCGCATAGCGCTTGATGTTGCATCGGTGAAGATTCAGCATGTACGGCTTGATGAAAACCGGCGTTATAAAGAAACAATTAGATCTGGTCTTAATGAAATTCTTTCAACTGAAGCTAACATAGATCAAAGTAATATAGCCTTTATTCAAGATATTGTCATGTCAATGTTTGATGAAGGCGTTGTGGCTGTTGTTCCTGTGGAAACAACGGCTAATATACATGATGGGGCTTTTGACATTTTAAATATGAGGACTGGAAAAATTATTCAATGGTTTCCTCAGCACATCAAGGTTAGACTTTATAATGAGAAAAAAGGGATTCCTGAAGAAATTGTAGTACCAAAGAAGTCTGTGGCGATTATTGAAAATCCATTATATTCGGTAATGAACGAGCCAAATAGTACTCTTAAAAGACTCATACGTAAATTAGCCATCTTGGATGATATTGATGAACAAAGTGGTTCTGGAAAATTAGATCTGATTATTCAATTACCATACGTTATCAAAAGCGAGGCTCGTCGAGAACAGGCTGAGATGCGGAGAAAAGATATTGAGATGCAACTTGCAGGCTCAAAATATGGAATAGCTTATACAGATGCCACAGAAAAGATTACACAATTAAATCGACCTGCGGAAAATAACCTAATGACGCAAATACAGTATCTTACTCAGACATTGTATAACCAATTAGGTTTAACGGAAGCAGTGTTTAATGGTACTGCTGATGAGAGAGAAATGCTAAACTACTATAATCGCACTATTAGTCCAATTCTAAATGCAATAGTCGCCGAATTTCGAAGGAAATTCCTTTCCAAAACTGCTAGATCTCAGGGGCAAGACATAATGTTCTTTAAGGATACGTTTAGTCTTATGGGTGCTTCAGACATCGCAAACGTTGCAGATAAATTCACTAGAAATGAAATTCTGTCGTCAAATGAGATCAGAGCGATTATCGGCTTTAAACCTGTTAATGACCCACGGGCTGATGAGTTACGAAATAAGAACCTAAATCCAGCGAAAACAATGCCAGCAGAACCAAGTAATTTACCAGTTGATTCTAAAGATGATGGAGACGAGCGATCAAGATAAAATACTAATCGCGAGTTTCGATCATGTGATGGAATAAAAAAAATCAAAATGGGAGTGAGGTATATGTCGTTGGTATCCAAAACCGATTACGACTTTAGTGGTTTTGCCACAAGGGTCGGTATAAGATGCACAGACGGAAGGACCATTATGAAAGACGCTTTTAAGCACCAAGACGGTGCTATAGTACCTCTAGTTTGGCAGCATTGTCATAATGATCCTTCAAATGTTTTAGGCCATGTTCTTCTTGAGAATCGAAATAGTGGAGTATATTGCTATGGCAAATTTAATGATACGGAAAGCGCAAAACATGCAAAGGAGTTAATCCGCCATAAGGATATTACATCCCTTTCGATCTATGCAAATCAACTCAAAGAAGCAAAGGGTAAAGTATTTCATGGGTGCATTCGAGAGGTTAGTCTTGTACTCGCTGGGGCTAATCCGGGTGCTGTAATTGACAACATTTCATTTGCTCATAGTGATGGAAGCGGTATCGAATATATTGACGAGACGGAAGCCATTATTTATAGTGGCGAGGAAGGATTATTTCATGGGGAGGTTTCTGAAATGAGAGAAGACAAAAATTATGAGGAAATTTTTAATACTTTAAATGATGAGCAGAAAGATATGGTCTATCAAATGCTTGTTCATGCTGCTACATCAGGGAAAAATGATGATGTAAAAGAAAAGAAGGATGAAGACGACCGGACTGTTCAAGAAATATTTGATACACTCACAGAAGAACAAAAGAAGGTTGTTTATTATCTTATCGGGGCTGCTTTGGAAGAACAGGCTTCTGAGTTCGCAAAGCATGATGATGTAGGAGGAGATGAATTTATGAAGACAAATGTATTTGATCAATCCACTCGAGATGAGAAGAGGAATGTACTCAGCCATTCCCAGATGGAAAACATTCTTAAAGATGGGAAAAAGTACGGCTCTTTGAGGGATAGTTTCTTTGCCCACACTGAAGCGTACGGTTTTGATCCTGTTGATATTCTTTTCCCGGATGCTAAAGATGTGACTGATGGCTTGCAGACAATCCGTCGTAGAACTGAATGGGTAGAGGATGTTCTTAAGAATACCAATCATACACCTTTCAGTCGTATCAAAACTCGCATTGCCAATCTGACTGTCGCAGAGGCACGTGCGAAGGGTTACATCAAGGGTAATCTGAAAACGGAATCTGTTATTCCTTTGATGAAGAGAGTAACTACACCGACAACCATCTATAAGAAAGAGAAGCTCGATCGTGATGATATCGTTGACATTGCCGATTTCGACGTTGTTGTATGGCTGAAAAGAGAGATGCGCAGTCTGCTTGATGAGGAAATCGCCCGTGCAATTCTTATCGGTGATGGACGTCAAGTTGGTGATCCGGATAAGATTAGTGAAGAATGTGTTCGTCCAATAGCAATGGATGATGGTAATCTGTTCGTTGAACGCATCCAGATTAACCCCAATGCTACAGTTGAGCAGTTCATCGACGAGGTTGTTAGAAGCAGAAAGTACTACAAGGGTTCCGGAAATCCTTCTATGTATACCACTACTGATCTGCTTACTGAAATGCTGCTGGTTAAAGATGGTATGAACCACAGAATGTATAAGACAACTGAGGAATTGGCTTCTGTGCTTCGCGTTAAGAACATCGTTGAAGTTGAACCTATGAACACGGCTGTACGTAAGGTTGGCGATGATGAATATGAGATCATGGCTATCATAGTGAATCTAAAAGACTATACCGTTGGTGCTGATAAGGGCGGCGAAGTAAACCTGTTTGACGATTTCGATATCGACTATAACCAGGAGAAGTATCTGATCGAAACACGTATTTCCGGGGCTTTGACTGTGCCTAAGTCTGCTATTGTTTTTGAAAGAAAGAAGCTTAATACTACCGGTAATGAAGGATCTACTGGGGGAGGAGGACAAACTGGAGGATGATTAATTTCCCCTTCCTTTTCAAGTAGAAAGGAGGCGTATAAGTGAACAATTTTGCAATTCGAGTACCTATAGGATTTAAAGATCCTAATAGTCCATATCTTTTTAAAGACGCAGAATTGAAGCATCCAGTAATGCCTAACGAATTAGAGCATATGTTTTTTCGCGGGTATATGATTCAAGATGAAAACACTTTCTACAAACCCGTATTAATGGGAGGAACAAATGATGGTGAAAAACCCTATATAGGCTATATAAAGGCCGATAAGAATGGTTCTTTTACGCTGACCAAGGTCTTTGGGTATGAATCATAAAATATGCTGGAATAAAATCAAAATGGGAGTGAGGTAATATGAATAAGTTTTATGGCGCTGTCGGTTTTTCTTGTGAGCCAATAGAGACAGCTCCAGGCATCTGGTCCAGTGATGTTATTGAAAGAAATTATTATGGCGACGTTCTGAAGTATAATCGTCGTTGGGAATCTAATTCAGATAGTTCGAACGATAATTTAGTTTTGAATAACACCATTAGCATCATTGCCGATGCTTATATTTACCAAAATCTCCCAAATATTCGATATGTGAAATGGTCTGGAGCATACTGGAAAGTAACGAATGTCGAGGTGCAGAGACCTCGAATAGTATTAACTATAGGAGGGGTATACAATGGAAAGAAGGCTGAGACTCCATGATATTCTTGTGGATATCTTGGGGTCAAATCATGTCTATTTTCAGATCCCCGATAAAGTAAGATTGTCGTATCCCTGTATTGTCTATTCAATAGACAATATAGATTCGAACTTTGCTAATGACAGACCATATACACATAAGACAAGGTATCTAATTAAGCTCATCGATTCAAATATCGAGAGTCAGATTAGAAATAAAATACTCGCATTACCGACATGTAAATTTGTTACCCAATACGTTGCAGATAATTTATATCACTTTCTATTCAACATTTATTTTTAAAGGAGGTTATTTAACATGGCTAGATTGCAATGGGACAAAATTGGCGAACGTCTATACGAAGCTGGCGTAGAGAAGGGTGTTCTTTATGTCCAGAATATTAATGGAACGTATAATAAAGGCGTAGCATGGAACGGACTGATCGGAGTAAATGTGTCGCCTTCTGGTGCTGAACCCACTAAACTGTGGGCTAATAACACTCAGTATGGTACAGTTCTGTCGCAGGAGGAGTTGGGCGCCACGATCGAGGCGTATACATACCCTGATGAATTTGCAGTTTGCGACGGCTCTGCAGAACTTGCTACCGGAGTTCATATAGGTCAGCAGACCAGAATGCCTTTTGCTCTGTCTTATGTTACCAAGATTGGTAACGATGTTCAGAGTCTGGATCACGGCTACAAGATTCACATCATATATGGAGCTCTAGCCGCTCCATCTGAGAAGAATTATCAAACCATCAACGAGAGCCCTGAAGCTATCACCTTCTCCTGGGAAGTTACAACAACGCCTGTTGACGTCCCCGGATTCAAACCGACTGCTTACGTCACGATCGATTCTACTGCCGTAGACACTGTGACCTTAAAACAAATCGAAGACACTCTTTATGGAACTGATAGCGATGATCCGGAGCTTCTCATGCCTGCCGATATTCTTGCAATTATTAACGACGACGACGACGGAAGCTCTAATCCCCCTGATTAAGAATAATTAAATCGACGAACTGAACCACATACACAAGAGCCCTTAAGAACAACTTAGGGGCTCTTTATATTTTATAATACTTGAAAGGAGTATGACAAATGATCGTAAAGACTATTACCTATACTGACTATAACGGTAATCAAAGAACTGAGGATTTTTACTTTCATCTATCAAAGGCTGAAGTTGCCGAAATGGAACTATCAGTCCCCGGAGGTTTGGCTAATTATTTGCAGAAAATAGTTGCTGATCGGGACGTGCCAAAAATGATCGAGACCTTTAAACAGATCATTCTTAAGTCTTATGGCGTGAAATCAGAAGATGGTAAAAAGTTTATAAAGAACCAGGAAGTCCTGGACGAATTTATACAGTCAGAGGCGTATAGCGAGCTATTTATTGAACTTCTTAAAAATCCTGAGATGGCCTCCTCGTTTATTAAGGGGGTTATTCCACAGGATATATAAACACTCTGCACCAGAGCTTTTTAGAGTAGAATAAAGAGAAAGGAGACCAGGGAGATAATGTTAAAGTTGACGTTTAAACCGATTGAAAAGTATGATGAGTTAACAAATACGTTTCAATATAGCGATGAGTGTGTGATAACATTAGAACACTCCTTGGTCTCCTTATCAAAATGGGAGTCAAAATGGCATAAACCGTTTCTTACTAAAGATGAAAAGACTTTAGAGGAAATCATAGACTATATCAAATGTATGACTATCACCAAAAATGTAGACGAGGATGTTTATAGTCGACTTACAAATGAACATCTACAAGCAGTGCGGGATTATATTGAAAACCCAATGACGGCCACAACCTTTTCAAATTTACAAGAGGGTAGAAAGATAAACCGAGAAATTATTACGTCGGAAATAATATATTATTGGATGACATTTTTTAATATTCCATTTGAATGCGAAAAGTGGCATCTAAACAGACTGTTGACATTGATTAATGTTTGTAACATTAAGAATTCACCTCCAAAGAAGATGGGTAAAAAAGAGATCTATCAACGTAATAAAGCATTAAATATGGCTCGCAGAAGGGCTTTAAACACAGGTGGATGATGCTCATGATCCGTTTCAAACACAAAGGAAATTTCGATAATGTGGAAAAATTCTTTAAAAAGAGTTTAAGAAACGATTATCGAAAGATTGTCGAAAAATATGCTCAAGATGGTGTAAAAGCATTAGCGGAATCAACACCGGTGGATACTGGAAAAACAGCATCTTCTTGGGGTTACACAATAAAATATTCAGATGGTAAGATCGTTATCAACTGGACCAATTCAAATATACAAGACGGTGTTCCAATTGCGTTAATTTTACAATATGGTCATGCCCTTCGTAATGGTGCATATATACAAGGCAGAGATTACATTAATCCAGCTATAAGACCCGTCTTTGACCAGCTTTCCGAATCTCTATGGAGGGAGGTAAGACCATGAGTCAAACCATCGACAAACGCATAGTCGAGATGGAATTTCAAAATAGGAGTTTTGAGCGTGGTATTAAAGAAAGTATAGACTCTCTTGAAAAATTAAAGAGAGGTTTAAATTTCGAGGATGCCACGAAAGGTTTATCTGACTTAGAAAGAGCCGGTCGTTCATTCTCTTTATCCGGTATTGCTGATGGTATTGACGCCATTACTAATAAATTTTCTACCCTAGGCATAGTTGGTATTACTGTCCTCCAGAATCTTACAAATCGAGCTATAGATCTAGGAATCCAATTGACCAAATCTTTGAGCATCGACCAAATTACTGCTGGTTGGAGTAAATACGAACAAAAGACGTCATCTGTCCAGACAATTATTAACGCTACTGGTAAGTCTCTTGAAGAAGTTAATGCCTATCTAGATAAACTAATGTGGTTCTCGGATGAAACCAGTTATAGTTTTAGCGATATGACTGCAGCTCTGGCTCAGATGACGTCGAGCGGGGGAAATATTGATAATCTAATTCCGCTCATTACAGGTGTTGCTAATGCCACAGCTTATGCTGGTAAAGGCGCAATGGAATTTAGCCGGGCAATGTATAATCTTAATCAGTCTTATGGTGCTGGTTTTCTTCAGTACATGGACTGGAAGAGCTTAGAACTTGCTGGTATTGCTTCTCAGCAATTAAAACAGGTATTTATTGATACGGCTAAATCCATGGGCAGATTGTCAAAAGAAGGCAAAACTGCCAGTGGAGAACTCGTGACGATTGCTAACTTCGGAACAACGTTAAAAGATAAATGGGCTGATACGGCTGTTATGGAAGCTGCTTTCGGTAAATTTGCAGAATTGTCTGAAGCTGCTTACCAATTAGTTCAGAGTGGTCAATACGAAACAGCCGCAGAAGCTATGGCTGCCTTGTCAGGGCAGTATTCTGAAATTGCGGAAAAAGCATTCAAATCTGCACAACAGGCTAAAAGTTTGAACGAAGCTATTAACGCAACTAAGGATGCTGTCAGTTCAGGGTGGATGAAGACATTTGAGATCATCATTGGTGATTTTGAGGAAGCTACAGAATTCTGGACTGATGTTACTGAGGTTCTTTGGGAAGCATTCGCTAGTGGCGCGAAAAGCCGTAATGAGATGCTACAGGCTTGGAAGGATCTTGGTGGTAGAGATTCAATGATTGAATCTCTTTGGAATCTCATAGATGCTCTAAGAAGCATTATCCAGCCAATTAAAGACGCCTTCCGCGAGATCTTTCCTCCGATGACGGCTGAAAGATTATATGCTATTACTGAAGGCATTCGTGTCTTTACAGAAAAAATCAAAATAGGAGACAAAACAAGCGAAAACCTTAAAAATACCTTTAAAGGTTTGTTCGCTATAGTTAGCATATTCAAACAAGCTCTCGAGGCTATTGGGCGCGCTGCTGGCGGTTTACTAAAATTCTTATTACCCGTCGGCGAGGGTTTGTTAGATATTACTGGTAAAATTGGTAAATACATTTCCGCATTAGACGACACAATTAAAAAATCGGATACGTTCAATCAATTCTTTGAAAAACTAGGCAATGCTCTACAACCTATTGTAGAAAAGTTCGAAGGCGGCTTCGATTCAATTCGAGAAGTATTTGCTAGATTTGCAGATATTGATTTGAGTGGGGTCGACGCATTCGTCGAAACACTAGAGATTCGCTTTAGACCATTACGTGTTCTCTTCAAACTTGTTGGTACAATTTTTAACTTTATCCTAGATATAATCCAGGGCGTTATGCCTTATATAGAGAAAGCCTTTGATGCTCTAGGGGAATCCCTTCGACAAATTGGAGAAAAAATTTCAGTTGGCGACTTTAGCGGAGTATTCGATCTTCTTAATTCTGGTTTATTTGCGGGAATTCTAATCGGCATTCGCAAATTTATTAAGAATCTTGGAGATGTTACTGGCGAAGGTAAGGGTATTCTTGAAAGTATTAAGGATATCTTTGGCGGATTAGGCGAAACTCTCGAAGCTTTCCAACAAAGAATCAAGTCTGGAATAATTCTTAAAATTGCTGGCGCAATAGCCCTTCTTGCTGCGTCTATACTTGTCTTGTCCATGATTGACTCTGAAAAATTAACTACTGCAATGGTCGCAATTTCAACTTTATTTGGCGAATTAATAGCATCAATGGCCATATTTACAGCTATAACAAAAGGCGCGACATTTAAAAATACCAGTAAAGCTACGAAATCCATGATCTCGATGTCTGTAGCTATTCTCGTACTTGCAGTAGCGATGAAAAAACTTTCTGATTTAGACTGGGAAGGAATCGGTAAGGGGCTAACGGCCGTTACAGTTTTAATGACTGATTTAGTCATGGCTGCTCGTGGCTTATCTGGTATTGAAGGTAAGATATTTAGAACTTCAATATCGTTAATTGCTTTTTCGGCCGCTTTATCAATCTTAGCAGATGTCGTACAAAAACTTGGCGCTCTAGACTTGGCGAGCTTAGCCAAAGGTCTTGGTGGCGTTGGACTATTAATTGGGGAATTAACCCTTTTCACAAAATTTGCGGATCTAGATAGCATGGGAATCTCCAAAGGCGTTGGTCTGATAGCTTTAAGTACGGCAATAGTTATTTTGGCTTCCGCCGTCGAAAAGATTGGCGCAATAGATATTCCGACTCTTATTAAAGGCGTTAGTGCTATTGGGGTTCTTCTTGGCGAACTGATATTCTTTTTAAATCTTACTAAAAAGGCTAAGAATGTTACATCCACTGCTATTGGAATGACTATTTTAGCTGCTTCGATGTTGATATTCTCAAAAGCTATTGCAGACATGGGGTCTATGCCCTTGGAACAGATTGTACAAGGTCTTTTAGCTATGGGGGTTGCCTTAGGGGAAGTCACCCTTGCTTTAAACTTTTTACCTAAGAATACAGTTTCAAAGGCAGTGGCACTAGTCGGAGTAGCATCAGCCCTTGTTATAATGGCGGATGCCTTAAAAAACATGGGCGGTATGTCCTGGGAGGAAATTGGTAAAAGTTTAATCACTTTAGCTGGAGCGTTT